GCTATGGGTCAGGAGTCACAATCCGACCGACAGATAAAAACTCACCTCGACCTGATAGCAAAACTGGAAGCGGAGGAGCGCGATGCGAACTAGCGAAATGGGCAAAATTTTGACTACGGCGTTTTTGGCATGGCCGCACTTCGTCGTCACTGAGCCGATGGTGCGACTCTGGGCGGATTCGTTCCCGACGATGACGCCGACCGAGTTCTGGGAAGTGATGCGCGCGGCACTCAAGAGCCACGCGGGGAACTTTCCGCCAACCATCGGCCAGGTTTACGCAACGCTCGACCGGATGCGCGGCGCTGATGAGCTTACAGACGGCGAAGCCTGGGGCGTAGTGACTGAGGCCGTGCGCCGGTTTGGTCGCTACTCACCCGGCCAGGCGCGAGAGTATCTGCGCACTAAGGGCGGTGATCGCCTCGTTGCTACCGTGCGGGCGCTCGGGTGGCCTGATATCTGCGCTTGGAAGTCCGAGGACGAAGCCGCCAACCGCGCCCATTTCTGGAAAGTGTACGGCGGGCTTCGTACCCGCGACGAGTTCAAGGCCAAGGTGCTGCCAGCTATTACCGCGCGAGTCGCGCCCATGCTCGAGGTAGCGAAATGAAACCAACCGGACGAACTGAGATCATCATGGGCCGGCGGCTGTACGAGCTTGAGGATGGGTTCTATCGCGACGACAACGGGCGCCTCTACGACTACCGCCTGGGCAAACTCTACTGCGAGAGGAGGCCGGGAGTTTGGTTCTGGATTCAACCGCCTCCTGTAGTACCCGAGGCGCCTGATTTTGGACCGTACAACGATAGGGAGGGTTTTTAATCATGCTGAGAATTGATCAAGCCCGTGAGCGTTTACTTGCTGAAGGTGTGCCGGCTGAGACGGTTGCCGCATTCATTGAAAACTTCCTCGCTAACCCGCTCGTCTGGCGTCAGTTCGAGCGCTTTGCCCTGGATGCTATCCAAACCCGCCGCAAGCTCGGCGCAAAAGCGGTTATGGAGCGGGTCCGGTGGGAAACTGAGATCGAGCGAAACGAGGATTTCAAAGTATCGAACAACTGGACTGCGTACTATGCGCGGATCTTTGCTTTGAAGCATCCGGCATACCGCAACTATTTCGATTTTAAGCAGGTGAGGGGGGTGAGTGTATGACAAGTGATATCGAGTTTCTGTTGTTGTTTGCGTGTTTCTTCTCGCTGGCGGGCTTCGTTATGGGGGTCGGCATACGGCACCACTTGACATCCGTTCGCCTCGCTCGAGCATACGAGGAGGGCAAGATCCGAGGTGTAGCCGAGGCCGCGATCTACATGCAACCAGCCGCGAATCAACGCGCACTTCAACGGGTTAAATGAGCGAGCTTTTTGATCAAATAAAACTAGCGATACCCGATACCCCGAACGAGTTCGAGGTGACGATAAGCCGCTCGGAGATCGGCGCCATGCTGAGAACCGCGATGTTTCAGGGTGCCGAGCTGGTGCTCGAGCAAGCGCGGGCAAGGCAATTTGTGCTCTTGCAGCATAGCAAGCGGATCGGGGTTGTTGAGTTTGAGAGATTACGACGTTTTGTGGAGGGAAATAATGAACCTAAGTAAGAAAGAAAAAACCGTGTGGGAACTGCTTTCAGTAGCAGGCAAAGCCCGCCATCACCTCAATCAGGTTTTGGGCCGGTACTACATGTCGGTCACAAGCTACCACCTTTTGCGTGTTGCGGGCGCTGTGCCGGGTAACCCTGTGTCGGTGAGAGAACTAGCAAAAGCATCGGGCGTACTTGTGCCCGACATGACAAGGATTCTTGATCGCATGGAATCACTCGGTTGGATCTACAGGAAGCGCGATACCGAGGATCGCCGCGTGGTGCTTGTGCACATACTTGAGGATGGAAGATCCGCTCTCTCGGAAGTCGAAGAGATTGCAACCGCGACGTGCGAAGAGATTACCAGATATTTCGATGATGCCGACCTGATTGGGCTGTCCGAGCACCTCAAAAACATCGTCGATGCTGTGGAGGAGTGCCATGCGTAAATTACATTTGCACACCTACTTGCGCGAAGATGGCGCCCGCATTCCGTACCGGGTAAGCGCTATCGGTGAGAACCTAATGCCGTACCACCCCGACGACCGGATCGAAGAGGGTTGGTTTGTGACATCCGACGAGCTCGAGGTGATCCGCCAGGACGCCTTTGAAGCTGCGCGGCAAACTTCTTTTCTTTGGTACAAGCACGACAACTTTGAGGCGTGGGTCAAACAACGCCGATCGCTACCCTGCGCGCTTGAGAGTGCGATGCCAAAGGGAAAAATGATTGTGGGGAAAAGGCAAGGTAAAAGGTTTTTGCGCCGCGTGAAACGCTTGGCAAAACATGGAGTTGCGCTTTTAAAGTGCGGTTTTTGCAAACGCCTTGCCTTTCCCCTCCTGTTTGCGGTGCCGGTAGTAGCCTCGGCGCAAACGGTGCCGGTGTCGCTTGTCGTTGCGACCGGTGAGCACTCGGTGACGTGTGAAGAGGGTCGGCGCATGTTTGACGATGTAAAAGCGCTCTATGCACCCCTGGGTATAGATCTCCGGCTGCGTTGGTTCAAGTGCGCGCCAAACCCTCGGAAGAGGGCTACGCGGCTCGAGGGGTACGGTGTCGATAACGCGCACTGGTGGTACGAAGAAGATTACTTCACAGGGAGACGTTACAAGGGAAGACGAGCGATCCACTATGCCATTTTGCCGCCTGTGCAGTTTCAAGGGGCACTCTGGATCGTTGGTCAGGCGTATGAGTCAACGTGCTACTGGTCCGGTGGCAAGCGGGTCGGTATCTCGAGCGCGCTTATGAGTAACGCGGAAGGTCGACCGCGATATCGTCATTCAGTTATCGCTATCGCTCACGAAATCGGGCACATGCTCGGTTTTTCTCACGACGAGACCTTACCCGTTTCAATCATGCACCCTGGGCCACTTTCGTCAGTTGATAAAAGCTCAACGTGGCTACCTTGGCCGCAATCCGCGCTGAACAAACTGAAGTTTTGCAGGGAAAGGGATCAGTAAGATGGCTACACTCGTTGAATCAATTACCAAGTTTCACACTACCCATTTTGAGATCCGCGTGTGGCGGCAAGAGGGACCGGAGTTTGATCAGACAAGCGGATCAACTGCCGACCTGCTCGATATCCTCGCCGACGTAGAAGGGCTTTCACCTCGAGCAATCGTTGAGCGGGTGATGGAGATCCCGCGCATATCGTCGATTGAGGTCGTTGATCGCACCTCCAAAAACGGCATGTATGCTTGTGCTGAGTGGCCATAATGAGCGCGATGTATACGCTAGTCGGTGAGCTGCCCCGGCATCTGTACTGCTTCGTGGATACCAAGTTTGTGTACAAAGCGGTGCAAAAGCCGCGGTTTGTTCCCTGCGTCTGGTTTGGGCTTGTTTCGTATCCGGGTCGGTTATGGGGCTGCACGGTGATGCTCGAGTGTGGGGCTATTTACCGCAACGTGCCAGCTCATGCGATGGCGTTTGAGGATCGGCCCGCGATGCCCTGGACGCCGGAGGATGCGCAAGCCTGGGACTGTTACGGCGAGGGGTTTACGGTGCTCGAGTATCGGTACTTGGCCGGGCTTGATTGCGCTGCAATCGCTAATGGTCGGCACGTCGTTGGTAGCTACCTGTTTACGGCTGCGCCTGTTGGCGACGGGTTTAGTGCGTACCCTGAACAAGCAAAGGAGTTTTGTTTCATCAAGACGGTTGACGGGCGTTTGACCGTTCAACCGACTAACCACGTTGTATTTCGTGAGCGTAGTTTTACTGATAGCCGCCTTGAGTTCCCCAAAGGATTAGCGAGGCAAACTGAAACCTTTTCGTGTGAATAGAGGAGCGGATACATGTACGGATTAGACTATCTAGGATTGCCAAAGTTTGTTGATCTCGCGGTGCGTGAGCACCCGGCCGGTTGGGCAGCGGGTTGCTTTGCTAACACGTTTGGCAATGCTTTGCCCGCGGTCAGGCGGTTGCTTGAAACCGGTCGTTGCCCCTTGTTTCGCGTGCACCTTTTGTGGAGTGATACGCATAGTTTCGGGGCTGCTGAGATACCAACCGTGCGCCGGCTTGCTAGGGAGTACGAGATCCTTAAGCGCGCGTTCCCGCAAGTGCAAATTGAGATCAGCCCGTTTTGTGAACACAACCTTGCAAACCCCGATCCTTACCTTGAGATCGTCGCAAACGAGGCACCGAGCTGCGCCCCTGTAAACACCCCCTGGAAAGGTGGTTTTTCGCGTAAATTCAAAAACGAAATACACGGCGACAAGGCCGCGCCGAAAGGTGCCTATAACTACTCCTGGGATGGTGCCTCGTGCGTCGACGGCGACGTTGAGAAGAGTAAGGCCGCCCACACTAAGGCTCAGGTTTACTTCTGGTGGCATCCGGCCTTCAACGGTCGGCTTAACACTAACGACAAAACCCCGCGCCCGGAACGTAAGGCATGGCCGAACTCGGACCTGATCGACTCGATCATTTACCTGCGCACCCCTGCGGGTGACGTGAAGTACCGCCGCAACCTCCTTTGGAAGTCCCACGCCGACCGGCACGAAACACCGCCGGAACCTCGAGCATACAAACCCGTGCTAATCATGCCGCCAAAGGCCAAGCGCGTTGAGCTGGTCGCCGATAACGGGCAGGTTGTGGCAACGGCAGGGCCGGCGCTCCCGTTCAATGACGGGCGTTTCAGGTACTACTGGAACGACTACGGCTTTAAGATCGCAGAAAAGGCCGTGCGGATTCACGGGAAGCCAACGGCGAAGCTCGTTGTTGATGGTAAGGAGATGGGCATTGTAAACCCTGCTTTTAGAGGGGGATCGTTTCGATGACCAAGACACCTGAAGAGCGGTTCACCATTGCCGACATTCGCAGTTGGGTACCATGCTACGATCCCTCTCGTTATTTGTCTGAAGACTGGAGCGGAACGGTAACTGATATTTTGAAGCACAACGCAATTCCGTCCGAAGATAAGTTATGGATAGTTTGCAGAGATAAGCTAATTGACTCAAAGACGCTAAGGCTTTTTGCAGTGTGGTGTGCTAGGCAAGTTGAGCATTTAATGACCGATGAGTGTAGCAGAGCCGCGTTAGTAGTAGCGGAAAAGTTCGCACATGGAGAAGCAACAAAAATAGAACTAGCTGCTGCTTGGGCTGCTGCTTGGGATGCTGCTGCTAGGGATGCTGCTTGTGCTGCTGCTGGTGATGTTGCTTGGGATGCTGCTTGTGATGCTGCTTGGGCTGCTGCTGGGGCTGCTGCTTGTGATGCTGCTTGGGCTGCTGCTTGGGATGCTGCTGGGGCTGCTGCTAGTGATGCTCAAGTGAAACAATTGCTGAAGATGGTGGAGGAAGTATGAAAACACCTGAAGAGATGGCGGAGGAGTATTGCAACAAAATAGCAGACACTCACTCTGTTAAGGCAGCTTGCGAGAAAGCTTATGTTACTGGCTACCATGCTGGATGCGAAATAACAGATCAAGAGATTGTTGATATTATCATTGATATGCGCAAAAAAGAGGCAGAAGAGCGCAGCAAATTGCCACCGCACCAAGAGCAAAGACACACCCGAATCTGGGAAAAGATAAAAGTTAAAATGATAGGGATCTTCTAGTGAAAACACCTGAGCAGTAGGTGGAACTAGCCTTGCTTGGGAAGGATACGACATCATTGGCTATGATGGGGAAACGGATGCGTTGGTTGACGTCACCCACTGGATGCCGCTACCCGAGCCGCCGAAGGAGGAAGGCTGATCAATGCTTTGGTGATGTAGCTTCTATCGCTTCCTCGAGGCTACGCACAACCGCCCGAGGACCGCGCCACCACTCGAAAAACGCTTTTTGCCCGTCGCTGAGTTTACCTTTTGCGGTTTTCACTTCAACGAGGATGTTGTGATCCCCGTTCCCAACGAGTAGATCCGGCGCATCCTGCCCGAGCCGATGAAGCGATAACACCGAGCGCCCGATAGCCCGGAGGCCGTCGGCGATCTCTTTGTGGTTTGCATCGACTCGAGCGGCGCGGCGCATCTATTTCGAGCTCAACACCCCGCTGATCTGTGAGGTTGCCGTTACGCGCCCCAGGAGCGCCAACAACGCGCCCGCACCGGCGAGCCATGGTGTGACATGGGGAGGGAGAAAGCCCGAGCCAAGAAGCTGCTGTACGGTGTCAGAAGCGGCCGGGAGGAGCGCAATCAGCGCACCCCAGAACGATTTAGAAGCGATGAGCGGTTTTGTTTGCATGTATCACCTGTGTAGCTGGTTAATCCACCCGACGTTCTCACCCGTCAGTAAAAAAACTATCGTAAAGACAAGCCCGAGAATCACCGTACCCATTGTACCGACGATAACGAGGAGCACGCGCGTGGGCACATGGTCGCGCCCCGTTGCTGACTCGACAAGCCGGTCAAGGATCGCCGGGAGGGTTGCCAGGTGGTTCAGGTTCTCGGCTACCCGCACAAGCGTTGCTTCGATTGCCTCGACGCGGCCGACGGTCTCAAGCGCGCGGTGCTTGTGTTCCTTCCATTCATCCCAGAACGGGCAGTGAGTTTGCTGCTTGTCGTTCCCGTTTTGCTGCATCATGGCGTGTATTCAATATAAAAAACGGTCAGGTTTACCGCTGCGTCGGTGACATCTAGGCCGAGCGCAGTACCTGTGCTAGTTTCCATGTAGCCGCAATCGACTATGGGCAGTTTCTCGATAAGCCCGTCAGTGATTGCGGGCACCCGTTTTAGGAACATAATATAGGCGCCCGTTGCGCCGTTTTTAAGGCCAAACGCGCCGACAACCGCGCCTCCGCTCTGCGCTATCCATCCCATGACCCTGATTCGCTTACCCGTCACAGCGGGCACAAGCGTTTGATTAAGCGCTAACGGGGCGGCCAAAGTTGCGCACTGCACCGTGCACACCTCGCCGTTTATCTCGTAAAGCCGGATCGGGTCGGTCATGCCGTCACCTGCCCGCCGCCTTCGTTGGTGTCACGATCTGCGACTCTCTTATAGATCCGGAGGAACCGGGGCAATGCTTTCTGTAGAAGCGAATCAACTATCTCCTGCTCTTTCGCGGTAAGCTCGGCGCCCCGCTGCACTTTGCGGAGAAGGGGAGATCCCAGATAGTGAGCCGAGTACAGCACTGCCGGATCGTCACCAAACAGCTTTTTATGCTCGTCGGTGAGTCTTCTGACCGCCGTCAGGCTTTGATCCAAGTCGAACGGGTCTTCGAGGCCGAGCGATGCCGCCGTGCGCTTAATAAACTGAAACCCTCCCGAGGCCGTGGATTTGGGGTTTTTTGCTTTGGGGTTTCGGCCGCTTTCTGTCTCGTAGAGTGCCGAAAGGTACGCATCTTGATCAATCTCTGCTTCCACCGCTTTTACGTCGCGCATATCTGCCCCTTCAAAAAGGTCGTTAAACAGGCTATCGTTTTCGGTATATGACACAGGCCGAAAAGAGGGATCTTTTCCTTCAGAATCTTTTGGATTTGGTGATGCCTTATCTTGAGTCGCAGGTGACGACGAACGTGCTTCTGATCGTGGTGATTTTGCTGATCCTGTTTTTCCCGCTTGTGATGAAGGTGATGTGGTTCCCGAACGTCCGCTAAGTCCAACAGTTCCGAGATCCATATAATCGTCGGCGCTGGTAGCTGCTCCGCGCGTTGTAGCAACGTTTGCGCCTTTCATGACGGCATCGGCGGCCCTTCTGTTCCGCGCGTAATCATCGAGGAGTGAAGCCACCCGCGTGAGTGTGTCCTTGCCCCTGGTGGGGTTGAAATAAATATCCGCAAGCCCCTGCGCAAGATCCTCGGGCATCCCTTGATCAAACAACTTCGCCATCGCTGTTTTGTAATCCAATCCAATGATGGATTGCAGGAGCGAAGCCGCCTGTTTTACGTCCTCGGCCTCGGCTTGTCGCGGCTGAGTCTGAGATCCTACGGCGTAAGCGTTCTTACCTCGAGCTATCTTATCTTCGAAGAACAAACCTCTAAGCACGTCATCGGCTTTATCACCAA